CTGGCGCAGAACCAGGGTTTCACCCAGCGCATGCAGGCCGGGGTAGCCCAGACCGCAGCGCAAACCGCGGCCAGCCAGGAAACGATCCAGGCCCGCAACCAGGCCGCGATGTCGATGCGCGACGCGCAGATGAAGTCGCTGCAGGACTACCAGGACACGATCAACGCCCAGAACGCCCAAGCCGAGCGCCTGCGCGGGGTGGGCGATGTTGCAGCGCAAGATCTGCTGATCCAGACCGGGCCGCAGGCGCTCGACCAGGCGCAGGCCCAGCGGCAAGCCCAAGCCGCCGCCTTACTTAAAGAGAACCTGCCACCGAGCCCGGACGCCACCAGCCCCGACGCGGTCGGGAGCGATCCGGTCAACCGAGGCGCCTTGGCCCGGCGCACCGCGGAGGCCGCCACCAATATCCGCGATTATGGCAGCCGGATCGCCCGCGCCGGGTCCTACGCGGCGCCCACGAACGCGATCAACCTGGCGATCGCCGACGCCAAGTACGGCATCATGCCGGCGCAGCACGCGGAAGAGCTCCTGAAATCGGGCAGCGCCACCCGGCTGTTGCCGAGCAAGGTGGGCTATCAGGCGGCCACCGGGGAAGGCCAGGCGCAGGACCTTCTCTTGCAGTCGCGCGGCCAGAACGCGCTCGACGCGGCGGGCTTGAGTTACGGCAACGCCACCAGCCTTGCGAACCTGCAGCAAGCCAACGCCGATCAGATCACCAAGAACAAGCTGGCGCAGACCTCGGCCAACCTGGAAGCCCAGGCGAGCCAGGGGAAGGTCATCCAGGGCGTGGGGCAGCTGGGGCTCTACGGCGCCGGCCAGTATTACGGCGGTGGCTCGCCCTTGTCCGGGATCTTCGGCACTGGCGGCGCTCTCGGTAGCCAGGGCGCGCTTTTCGGGAACGCGGCAGACGCCTCGATCCGGGCCGGCGGCGCGCCTCTAGCGATTACATAAAGGGGTTCACCCCATGAAGACCGGTTACGAAGACTGGGACCAAAACCTCAAGACGCTGGGTGGCGCCCTCTTCCCCGATCCCAGCAAGCAGGCGCACGCCTATTACTACGGCACCGAGGCGCGCAACGCTTTGCTGAAGTCGGCCCAAACTCAGGAGAGCCTGGCTGCTGGGCACCGGTTGACCGGCATGATCGGCGGTGACTTTCAGCCGCCGACTTATGGTCCGGGACCACTCGGTGTCAACATCCTGCAGGACCCTTACGCTGGGGGTGCCCCGGCAGCTCCAGCTGCGCCAGCCTTAGGCGCCGTTGTCGCCGGCGGGCCAGCCGCAGTCGGCAACGCCATTGTGGCCGGGGTCGAAAACCACACGCAGACGGGGCCGGTGCCGCCGGTTCAGTCGCCGGCGCCGAACGCTGGCGCGGCGCCCGCCCCGACGACGACGGGTTCCGATGGCAGCACTCCGCAAAACGGCCCGGGCGCCCTCGCTCCGGGCAGCGTGACCTCGGCCGGCGGCGGCGGTGTCATACGATCCGGTCCCGCCGCCGCCAACGGCAGCCCGGCGCCGCTCAACTTCGACTTCGCCCGGGTCATGGACATGGGCGCCAAGTCTGGGCTGACCGCCGACCAGATGCAGGTCCTGGCGCGCAGCACGCTGGCCAACATGGAAAAGAACGGCCAGATGGCGACGCCGCAGGTCGAGGCGCTGGCCGCGCTCTTCGGTGCGCCGCAGATGCGCCAGCAAGTGATCTCCAATCAAGGTGCCCTGGCGGTCGGGGCGCAGACCCAGGCCGGGGAGACGGCGAGAAATACCGCCAGGATTGCCGGCGAAAACCTACGGGCGGGGATGCCGCTGCAAGACATCGTCGACCCGAACGATCCGACCCAGGTCACCAAAGTACCTTTGTCTCAACTCCAGGGCATCGGTGGCAGACCGAGTTACAACCCGGCCGCAGTCACCGCAGGGGTGGCGCCGGTCACGGTGCAGCCTGGTGGTCCCGGGACCAGCTCCTACAGCCAGCCGGCGTTCCGGGCGCAGCAACCGCAACCGGGAGCACCAGGGCAACCACAGCAACCGGGCATGCCGGTTTATCAGGCGGGCACCGAGGACATCAGACAGACCCAGCTGGGGGCGCGCGGGAGCTTTATCGACCCGAAAAACCCGACCGTCCTGATCCCCGGCACGATCGAAGAAGCCCGGCAGAACGGCTGGTGGGACGTTCCCAAGAGCCCGGAGGAGTGGGCCGGGCTGGCGGCCTATGCCTCGGCCAACGTGCCGCCGGATCAAGCCCAGAAGATCCGCGAGAGCGTGCTGGCGTTTGGCGCATCGACGGCAGTGAAGCCGACCGATGCCAACGAGAACTTCAAGAACCAGGCGCTGATCAACCAGCAGCTGCAGACGCACATGCCGGTGCCGACCAGCGAGTACCCGCTGTCGCAGACCAACCAAAACCTGCAACTGGCGGCGGCATCACCCAATGCCTCGGCCGCCCTGACCGCCCTGTCGGAGCAGTATTTCCGCTACGACCCGGAGACCCGCGGCAACCGGATCACGGCGACCAATAAGGCGATCCAGCAGCTGGCCGACGAGGGCTACATCAACCTCAAGCAGCCCCGCACCTTGAGTGCCTTTGGGCAACCGACCTCGATCAACGTGGCCAACAAGGACGGCGTGCTGCAAGAGCACTTCCGAGTGGACCTGCTCGACCCCAAGACCAAGAAGCCTTACGCGGAAGGGCAAGTCCCTCCCATCACGATGCGGCGGTTGAGCAACGCGGTTATGCCCGCAGCCCCGGCTGGCCCCGGCCCGCGCGGTCCGGCGCCGCTGGTCACCGGCAGACCACCGGGTGGCGCAGCGGCTCCGGCAGCGCCGGCGGCACCGGCTGCGGGTGCTCCCACCGGGGCAATTGGCACGGCACGCCCCGGCACACCGGACGGTCCCGCAACGATCAGCGGCAAACCTGTCGTCGTTCGCGGCGGCTACATCTTCCCGGGCTAGGAGCTGACCGATGGCCGCTCTCCCGAGAGCCCCCGAGTTGGTCACGATCACCACCCCTGGCGGGGCGCGCTTCTCGGTTGCTAAGGCGCACCAGGCGGCGTTCCAGGGCCTGGTGAACGACCTGGAAGCTGGCGGGTATGCCCTCAACCCGAAGACTTCGGGCGGGTTCAACTCGCGCTATATCGCTGGCACCCAGACACCGTCCGAGCATGCCTTCGGGCGGGCGATCGACGTGAACTGGGACGAGAACCCCCGCGGTGGCCGAGGCAAGATCCCGCGGGATGTCGCGCTGTCGTTGGCCGACAAATACGGCATGACCTGGGGCGGCACCTGGAAGAACCCTGACGACATGCACTTCGAGATCCGCCAGCTGACCCCAGGCGGCGCGCTCACCAAAGTTGCCGTGCCGAACGCTGGTCCGGATTTTGGCGGCGGCAGCGACGCGGCCCCGGTCTACGCCGACACCGGCGACCCGCAGTTCAAGTCGGGCCTGGCGGTGCCGCAGGCGCCACCCGAGGCGCCCGACCCCGCCCGCCAGGCCGCGCTGGCGTCGCTGGCGCTGCAGCAAACCCAAAGCGGTCCTCTCGGGGCTGCCAGCGGTTTCAACGCCCCCACCTCGTTGGGCGACGCCTTCGCCCAGGCGGTGAAAGCCGGCCAGCCCGCGGCGCAGCCGCCTTCGACGATCCTGGGTGCGCCTAGCTATACCAATGTCGGCGGCCCGATCCCGCTGGCTCGCAGGATCGGTTGATGCCGCTCGACACCCTGCCTGTCCTCGACCTCGACCCGGTAGCGCCGCCAGCATCGCCCCCGCCGAGCACGCTGCCAGTCCTCGATCTCGACCCGGCCCCGGCCGCTGCGTCACCACAACAAGCGTCGCCCGGCACTCTGCCGGTTCTCGACCTCGATCCGACACCGACCGCGCAAATCCCGCTATCGTCGATCTACACCCCGACTACCGGCGCTCCCGGAGCCGAGAGCCTGGGCGACATCTTCGGGCCGCCGATGCCGCCCCCGGTGACGCCGCCGGCCCCGACAGCGACAGCGGAACCGCCGGCCTTTACCGATCCGATGAGCGGTATGCCGATGGCGCCCTTGGTCAACGGCCCGCCGGCGCCGCTGGCCGACACCGGAGAGGGGTTCCTCGGCGGGCTCGCCCCCGGCTTCCGGGATACGTTGCGCAACTACGCCCGCACCTTCAGCGGGCAAGCCTTCACCCCCGACCCCGAGGCCCCGCCGCAGCCCACGGAGCGCACCTGGCTCAACCAGCTGGGTTATGGCCTTGGCGCCTCGCCGGTGGTGATGGGCGGCGGGATCGCCGGCGGGATAATGGGCGCTCCAGCCGGCCCCGCCGGGGTAATCGCCGGCAGCGGTCTCGGCATGGGCCTGCCGGCTGCGGTCGAGGCGCTGGGACCATCCTACCAGGCCGCGCGCCAGCAAGGCATGCCCCACGACGAGGCGGTGAACTACGCGGTCGACAAGGCGGTAAACACCGGCTCGATCACCGCAGCGACGGCGCCGCTGTTTGCGCTGACACCCTTCAAGGGTCTGGTCGGGCGGTTGCTCTACCAGTCGTTTGTCGGCATGCCGGCGGCGGGGGTAGCTACCCGGGTCGGGGTGCCGGCGGTGATGGGGGAGCCGCTGCCGAGCGCCGGTGAGCTCGCCACCGGGTTCAGCCATGATGTCGTCAGCGGTCTTGGTTTTGGTCTGGGGCACCATCTCGGCACCCGGGCGATCGAGGCGACCCGCCC